CCGTCGTTGCCGATTATGTCTTGAAATTCTGATCTTAGCTTTTCCAATGCATCTGCAAGGTCATCAATTGCTGCCAATGGGCCGGCACCACCCTCGTCGTTCATCATGTCGTCCATGCCATCGTCTGGATCCATTTCACCGTCTTCGTCGTCCATGCCAACGTCGCTTATCATGTTATCAGTAGCGTCGCCGCCCATCATTGATGGATCTTCTTCGGACATATTGTTAAGACCAAACATTTCGTCTAGGTCTTCCTCGTCGTCCTTGTCTTCGTAAGAGCCTTCGGATACTTCCTCGTCATCAAGATCGTCCTCTTCAGCTTCGTCAAGGTCGTCCTCTTCTTCTTCATCTAGATCTTCGTCTTCATCAGACTCGATGATATTTTGATAAATTGCTCTTGATTTCTCTACCACAATCTCGTGGAATAATTCTTCGGCACCGGCTCTGTCTTCATTAATAAGACGCTCTACCATTTGTTCAAATTTGCTACGTTCAGTCATGTTGTTCTCCTGTATGTCCAAGGCTGTCAATTGTATTTACATACAATTAAAAAAAGTATGCCGAAATGGGCCCAAACGAGCCCATTCATTTATTTACCTTATACTAGTCTAAATCTCTTCTTAAAATTTTCAACTGTTATATGAGTAAGATTAGGTATTCCTATTAACGTGTCGGGTATAAATGAAGTTGCTGTTTCAATTACACGTATGTATTTAACCGTTGTATTTCTTTTAATGCAACTTGTTGTTTGTTTTTGCCAGTTTCCAAAGTAAGTTGCTCTGTCGTTGACATTTTTATAGTTAGCCGATCCCGAGTACACGTTGTTCACTAATTCATTTTTGTTTCCAATACCTTTGTAATCAAATCCTAAAATATAAATTGTTTTATTTTCGTGGGTGCTTGCTAAATTTAATGCACTTGGGCCGCTGCTCCATCCTAAGTTCGGGTCAAATAAATTTAATCCTACAATCTCTTTTGAGTATTTGTTTGTATTAGTCCACACAGAATGTAGTTTGTGATACCCAGCAGTTGCAATTTCTCTAACCATCTTAGTATCAACTGCAATCAGGTAGTCGGGCGAAAATTCTCTATACAGTGCGTTGCAGCCATATGTAATTCCATGAATTCCAAGGTCAAATGGATTGATACTCTGTCGACTAACCCCGTTGCCTAACACAAATGCAACACTAGTGTATGTGGTTGTTGGAATTATTTTTTCAACAATTAAGTTTTGTTCACGGATTACAGCTTTTTCGTCACGCTTCCTGTTTTTACGTTGTTGTGTTGTTTCGTTTGGTAAAAGATCTTTGGTCAAAAGAATCTCCTTACATTGGAGGTTGCTCTTGCATCTGCGCAGCAATGCCGTACATTGCTTTAATGTGATCCAAGTCTTTATTAGCTTCTTTTCTATGCATGTCGTCTGCGCGCCGGGCCTTGTTTATGTCTTTTAAGGTAAGTCTCGTTTTGCGCAAGTCATCAATGTCCATAATGGAATCGTCTTCGCCTGCGTCATAACGTTCGTCGTCAACGGGCTCCATTGTCTCTTTGTCAAAGTAATATAATTCACGTATTATCATACTATTATTTATGACCCAAACGGCGCATTGCCGCCTTGTGTATCTGCAGATGCTCCAGGCGATGCACTTGCGTCACCGGTTGTATCATCTAAGTCTATATCAGAGTCTGGTCCATCTGCTGCACCCATGTCTGCACTAATATCTGCGCCTGTAATGCCAGCATCTCTCATTTGAGAGCTTGCATCTTGCTCGCCTGTTTCAAACTCATCTTCGTTTTCTTCTCTCCAAAGCTTTTCGTTGGTGGCAATTTCTTCCTTGGACAATCCTAAAAATCTCTCTAACGCAAAACGGTTGGCAATAAACGGAACAGCTTGCATAGATGAGAAAGTTGAAATTCTATTGCTGTCAAGTTCTGCTTGTCGATAGCTTGCAAAGTTTTGCGGTGGCTGTAATTTCAGATCAAACATTGCAACATCGATGTTGATGCCTTTTTGACTTAGATAAAGTTTAAATTCTTTGTTAAACACTTCGGCAACAAGGCTCTGTAGTCGTTCACAATAGTTGTTGAAGCGTAGCTCTTGAATGTAAGCAGTACCAACACGTCCGTCATTGAATTGGCTTGCACTATCATCGGCACCGGTTGGAAGGTACGAACTGGGAATACGAAGACCGCGTAACAATTTGTTGGTAAAGTATCTTAAGTCGTCAATCTCTCCAAGGTTGGTACCGCCCGGAAGTGTTTCAACTTTTGATCCTCTACCTTCACTGTTGTGAACATATATTCCAGCTGCTAGTCCAAACCAATGGCTGTTACTGTCACTTAAAACAGTAATATCTCCAGTGTCCATAGTTTCAGTTAACCATTCAATAGCCGCAACTTTGTGATTTTGTTTGTTAGAGAACTTACTATGCTGACCAGTATAATCTTTTTTCCAATCGCCAAATGTTCTATATCCTACTACTCCTACAATCTTGTTAAGAGTAGTATCAGTAACCTGTAAGTTGCTGCTTTTATTTTTGTCTCTCTTTAAATTTGTATTTGCATCTTTGAATGATTGTTGAAATTCCTCGTTATTTTGAAGATGCACTGATAACTTAGAAATACTATCATTGCCAGTATCAAATGCTTCCTTCATTTTATTAAACATGTTTATTGAGAAGTTTATTGTCTTAGCAGCTGAGTTTTTGTTTCTTGATAATTGTAATGACTTGTAAACAGACTGTCTTGATTCTCTTGAAATTTTAGACCATCCAGCTAACGCATTTTTTTGATTGCGCTTACTGATTTTTTCCATAAAGCAACTATCCGAATTGGCATACAAGTTCTTCATTCCGTCTAATAACTTTTGTCGAGATTCTGGATTACTCCACTGCTTATTAATGCTGTATGAACCTGCATTCCTATGTAATTCAATATGATCCGCAGTTAACAGTACTTGTAAATTAGTCGGATTATTGTTTTTGCTGTTAAAGTCAACATGGTGAACTTGAGTATCTTTTCCCGGCTGCTTGTTTGCCACAGTAGCATGAACAAACTTAATACTTCCTTCGTTGTTACTACGGTACCTTGTGTATTTTTTATTTTTTTGTTTTGGACCAGAATATCCATCGCGCAATTCTAGCGGCATTAAGCTGTCATTGATTAAAAGATGCTGAGCTTCTACTTCTCTACCGTCGCGCATAATGAACCTATGATCAGGCGTAGAGGTGATGGTTTCACCGTTGTCCAGTGTTATCTTTAAAACTTTAGCATTTTTACGAGTGATACCAGCCCACTTGATTTCAGCTGATTCCATTTCATGAGTAATGTTGCTCAACCCATAAGTCCAATTACGCTTGCCATTTTTATATTCTAAAATTATTTCATCTAACGTTAGCGTCCTTCCGTCTAATAACGGTATTGGTGTTTCTAATGAAAGGCAGGTCTGGGGGAAGAAATAATCCTCATTGATAGACAACGGATTGTATGAACTATCAATAACAGTTTGACCTCCGCCTGTCTTCGATGGAATTCGTCTTTGGTGAATTTCTGTTTTTACTCTTTCCACAAACTGCATAGCAAGGTGACTTGGCATGTTGCCAACGTCTACATAAAATACTCTGCGCTCTGGCGCACGCTGAACGCGGTAGATGATGATTGCATCCTCTAGTAATTCTTTTTGCTTGTAAACTTTGAAGATGCTTTCCAGCAAACTGTTGCCAAACGGATAGTTTTGATCCATTCCTTCGCTAAGAGACATGTGTATAACATGTTCTGCATCAACTGCTGTCTCGTTCGATTCGTTTGAGAATCTACTTGTGTTCAAATCTGGTGTACTTCCGGGTGCGCCTCCGCCGCTGCCCATAGACGGTCCGCCCATGCCTCCTGCGCCGTTTGGTCCGTATGCATTAGTGGTGTTTAGCTTGGTCGCCGACAAGCTTTCAAATGATATGTTTATATCCTTAACCATGTATTGCTCTGGACGCTTGCCTTCACTTTCGTTTACAATAATTTTACTCAAGTTAGCAGGATCAACATGGAACCACTTTTTGGTTTCAGGGTCTCTTAGGAAAAATTGGTCACCATACTTGAAAATATTTCTAATAATTCTAAACATACGAGTTTCAAATTCTTGTAATTTTGCCCACCGGTGAAGATACTGACTTAGAATTTGCACTTCGCTGTTAGTAGGCGCGCCATTGTATTCAATTTTAAATGGTGTGTTGTTTTCTTTGTTCTTTTGAGTGCAAAACTCAGCAAGGATGTCCAATGCTGCATTTATTTCAGAATCACTGTCCATGGTGTTGTATTGTCCGTAGCGTTCAACACGGTTTGGATTGCCAACATAAACGTCTGGAAGATGTGAACTATAATTAGAGGCAGCAGGACCGAGCCCTTGTCCTTTTGAGAAACTAAAAGGACTATAGCTGCCTCCCTGATTCATGCTTGTCGGAACAGGCGAGAAGTATTTTTTCCACGACATTTTATATTACCTTAATTTTTCTAATCACAAGCCTGCACCCTTGAACATATCTGTTCCTAGTCCGCGTAGGCCTTTTCTTGTTCTTTCCTGAACTGCAACACCTTGTTGTGTTGCTCCCAGCAATCTTAATATGTTACTATTTAGCTCATTTAGTGCAGTTATTACGCCAGTTTGGTTATTACCAGAGTCTGTAGAAATCATTTTTGTCTGCTGTGACAACAGCTTTTCTACTACATCTTCTATGTCAGTATCAGAAGTTGCAATGTTGTGCATTACAGCCGGTGTTGACCTACTAGGGCTCTGAAAACCGTTTGTACTGTTTTGTTGGTCAAAGAAACTTGCTAACATTTCACCAGCAGGCGAATTTCTTGGAACAACTGCTTCTGATCCGTGCAACATAACCGGTGTGCCGCCGCCAAATTGTTCAAATCCGTCTGTGCCTTGCGAATATTGTTGCAGGCTTTCCAGCACACTTAGTCGATTCTCAGCAGCCCAAAGCGCTTCAGGATCTCGATACATGCCCAGCTGATTAGTGTTTTCGGGGCCTGAAAGTCGAGCAACTTCTGCTTGCATCCTTGAGATTTCGTTGCGAAGGGAATCTCGGTTTTCATCGCCGCCGAATTCCCTTTGCACTGATTGGTCTTCTCTGCGTTGTTCTAGAGCTCTATCGTTGATAAACAGTCCGGCGAAGCCATTGTTAAGTGTGTCAAATAAATTAATTATTTGATCTTCTAAAAATAATCTCATAGAATCCAGCATGCCTTGCACCTCGGAACCTTCCCAGAGATCAGTTATTTTTTGAATAATATATTCAGAAACATTTACAAATGCAGTACTAATAGAGTTTCGCAACTCTGCATTTTCAAACAATCTAGTAAATACGCCAGACATCATACTACCAAAATCACCAACTTCCTCAAGCAACGCAATCCATAACCCGTCTTCGCCTACATTTTCAATAAAGTTTTTGCCCCATTCGGTAATTACACCAAACGCTATTCCGGCACCTTCGAGTACTCCTTGGAATTTATCTGACTTAACAAAGTTAGCTAACTTTGTTAAGCCAATAGTAAATATGCCTGTTTCGCCAAATAAATATCTCATAGTATTAGAAATAGTAGTTTTCATCATAGAAAATGGTCCACCCCCTTCGCCAAATGTATCCATCATTTCTTGACCAATTCTTCCAAGCTCAGTTGCAAACTCACTGTCGAGGAAAGTAGTAAACAAGAAAGATCTAAATGCTGCTAATGCTTGTTCAAACTTGCCAAGTGTGCCTGTTATTCTGTTTCTCTTCTCCTGTTCAGCCGCTGCTTCTTCAGAGTTTAGGTTTACCATGTTGTTTAGTTGATATGTATCGTCAACCATTTGCGCCATTGCTCCTTGCACGCCGCCCATTCCTCTAAGTACCTGCAATGTTGCGTCAGGCATTTGTCGTGCAAATTGTTGCAAATGTGGCTGAACATTATTAGCCATAAAATCTACATACTCTTCTTGGCTAACCGATCCGGCACCGACTCGTTGCATGAATTGTGTTATTCCAGGAACTGCGTTTTGCAATGCCCGGCCTAGATCGGATTGTGCGACTCCGTCGCTGAGATCCAACAACGACTTGTGGAAGCCAGGAAGTGCATTATCCTGTAAAGTATAAATTGCTCTAAGTTCTTCAGCTTTTGCTGCGCCTAGCCTCTCTTCTACTCTTGCAATTTGATTGCGCACCTGGCCGTCAGTTTGTAATGCTGCCTGAGAATCCATTAATGCTTCGCGTTGCTTGCCAGTTAGTTTAGCAAGCTTGTCCAGTTGCATGATGTATTCAGCTGCGCCTGCTTGCGATTCTGCATCGCTTCTGATGTTTCTTTTTCCTCGCATGGTTTCTAATGTCATGTATCCAATCAGCGATTCATTGACACTTTCCATGGTCATGCCCATTTCAAAGAAACGCTGACCGATGCCCATCCGAATGTCTCTACTAAACTCTCCGACAAGTTTTGCACCAGAGGTTACACTACCACCGAACTTAGCAAGTTCAGTACTGTTGCTTCTTACCATTCCAACAAATTCGTCCAAGTTCATTGCTGCGTCAAGGCTGGTTCTTACCATATCAGACAAGCTGTTGTTAAAACTTCCGCCCACTGAACTCAGTTCTCTAAACTGATCGATTGTTTTGTCAACAAAGTTTACAAAGAGAGTTATTTTGCCACTGCCCAACAACATTTCAGAAAAGTCGCCAAGTCTGTTACCAGTTATCAGCAGCTTGTCAGCAAATGTACCAACTGCACCAGTACCTGCTTTTATGCCTTTGACAAATTTGCTTTGCTCTTTGGTAGCGGCTGCTGTGGATCTATTATAAAGGTCTCTTAATCTCTGCGCATCACTGTTGCCAGATCCGCCGGTGGTACCTTTGACTGCATCTATTAGTTGTAGTAATGTTGCTTCACTGGCGACTCCTCGGCCGCCTACATTTTTAATTTCAACTTCATCCACGGGCTAGATCATCCTGGTTAAATACGTGTATAACATATATCGATATATAGTGTTAGTATTATTTAGCCGGAGAAAATATATGGATCACGCATCACCGAACCCACTGTCAAAACATTTTAGACAGCCCAAACTTTTTGTAGAATTACCCAGTCGAGGACAGTACTATCCCAACGGTGCAATTAACATTCCTGACAACCATCAATTCCCAGTGCTAGCAATGACAGCCAAGGACGAATTGATGTTTAAAACTCCAGATGCATTGCTAAATGGTCAGGCAACAGTGAGTGTTATTCAAAGTTGTTTTCCTAGTATAAAAGATGCGTGGAGTGTTCCAAGCATCGACATCGATGCAATACTAATTGCTATTCGCATTGCAACATATGGAGAAATGATGGATCTTGAAATTAAGATTCCACAGACCAATGAAGAAAAAGGGTTCTCAGTTGATCTAAGAGTGATGTTGGACACATTGTCAGCCAACGAATATGATAATATAGTAGTGTTTGGCCCGTATACTTTTGAACTTCGTCCACTTAACTATAAATCGTATACTGAAACAGCAATGAAAACATTTGAAGAACAAAGAATTTTTAAAACAATCAACGACAGAGATCTCGACGATGTACAAAAATTAGAAATGTTTACAAAGAGTTTTGACAAATTAACAGACATCAACATCAGACAACTTGCAAAAACAGTTGCATCTGTTACATACGATCAAGAAGAAGCTGTTACTGATCCCGAATTTATCACTGAATTTTTTGAAAACACCGAGAAAGAAGTGTTTAAATCAATCATCGACAGGATTGACCAAGAGAAAGTTAAGTTTTCTGTTAGGCCACAAATAATTACAACAACAGACGAAGATAGAGAAAAGGGCGCGCCCGACACATTTGAAGTTCCAATAACGTTTGACCAAACAAATTTTTTCGCATGAGGATCTTAACCTGGCCTCTTGAAAAGATATTAGAGGAGGTTGAGGTCCTTGAAAGCCAATGCAAACAATTAAAATTTGATTTATCCAAGCTTTGCTGGTTTATGAGAGGCAGTGTGAGCCTAACTGAAGCCTACGAAATGTGCGTCGAAGATAGAGAAATTATTTATAAATTAATCAAAGAGAATCTAGAAACAGCAAAGGCAACCAAGCAACCGTTCTGGTAATTACTTGGTTACTTTGTAACCCTGTGCTTTTAATTTATCAATCATTGCAGCAGTATCGTCGCTGCCTGCACTGCTGGCGAACTTGCTTTTGCTGAAGCCTGCTTGGTCTCCATAAGCTTTGGTGATTACTTGCTTGAGTATGCCTCTAATCTGTCTTTTGGACAGTGACGGTTCTTCTTCTGCCTCAGAAATACTTTCAGTTGGTGAAGAATTATTTAATTCTGCTTTTTGTGCTTTACTTGCCATTCGACCAGTCCTTGAATCTCTCCATTGATTACCCAACCATTTGAATTCAGATCCGTCGGCAGTTTTTGCCACCGATCCACGTTCGCGTGGCTCAGCAGCAGCAGGACTCCCGGGGGCAGGAGCACTGGTGTCACCAGTAGGGGCACCTCCACCGGACAACGGTGGCTCTTGGCGAGGATTGTCCATTCCGACAGCCCCAGGTCCAGCAGCTTTATCAGCAGCAGCATCTACAATTGGGTTACCAACTGTCCCAAGACCTTTTTGATTTAAATAATTTTTTACAAGTGACGGTGTGGCAGTTTTGTTTCCTGAGTTCTTCATGTAAGTTAATAATTCAACTTCCATGGACTGAACTTCATCTTTCAATGATCCTCTAGTTGCTTTGTCAGCTCTCTTCAAATTACGACCCTGCTTGGTCAGTCCTAAATTCAATTCAACTAGATCATTATTCTCGCATATAACAGTGTACACTTGCATTTACATATCCTTAACTACATTAATATTATTTATACTTATTAGATGAACTAACGTTCATCTGTTCTTTCGCTGTCGCTCAATCACGTTTCAATCTCTTATAACAAAAGCTTAAAGTTATAATATACATATAGTGAACGTCTATTAACACTAGATATTCATGTAGATTGTTTCGGTCAGACGGAACCTTTGTGTGGCCCCGTCGTCTAAAAGATTTACTTCATGTGAGTTATATCCAGCCATAGACTTTGGAAATAGGTATTTATTATACACAAGTTCATTGGGCTCTGACCTTTCCCAACCTACGTCGACATTGCGCCATGTACATAACATCATATACTAAAGATAATATACAATATAAGATACACAGCACTACCTCCCGCTTCGTTCCGATTGCTAAGGAGTTTTTATGAACTATGTTGTGTTTTTCAATTGACAGTAAACAATTTATACCAACCGGTGAGCCCAATTTGTTTGGTGGCTTCCTCCCTCTGGGGAGTTGATCAGTATGTTACGTGTGTTCCTATACGGTAACCTTTTCCACAGCGGAGAATTTATAATCTGGCCCGCCAACCTTATGTACTGTGATGTTTGCCTAAAAAATTATTTTTTTTTTGCCTTTGAGCGAGTTCTTTGATTGCTATTTGTCTTGCATAACTTGTTTTGTCAAATCTACTAATAATAAATTCCAAGTAGCTAACAGTTAACTCAGATATCTCTTTGCCTTTGTGGATACCGTTTATTGGCCACACCCCTTTGTTTACAAGGTGCTGATAACTGGTATCGTCAATTTGTGATTTTATTAGTTTGCCTAATTCTCGTTGTCGCCAGCCTGTGTTTTTACTTTTTTTTGGCATGTTCTAACAATCGCTGCCGAAGTATATTTGATCCGCCTACTCTTACGTTAATGATACCGTTGTAGTAATCATCTGTTTCAAGAACTTTACGATCAAACTGCTGTTTTGCCTCTATGTAACTTAATTCACCTCTGCTCATGCAGTAGAAAAGTATTTCCCTAGTAAATTTGTCGTCACCGAGTGCAGCGATGTCAGCAAGCAACTTATCCGATGAGCCCCAGTAGGTTCTCCAGTCGCTTTCTTTAGTGCCGCGCCTTTTATTTTTTTTGCCTTTAAGAGGTGGTTTGGTTGTTTTAAACTCTGTGAGTTTTTTGCCTATGTATTTTCTATTGTTTGTCAAATTTGTAATAAGATAAACGAAGCCTATGTAGCCTTCTGGTATATTTTCAACCGGTTCGTCATTGTACATCCATTGCATACAGTACTTACCTATGAAGTTTTTACGGAGCCTTCTTTTTGATATTTTTCTTCTTGATGTAGTTTTTTTCGCCTTTATACCTGTGTGAATCTAATATTTCTTCTCGTCGATTCTTAGCTAATAACATAATAGTACTCAGCCATTTCCTTGCAGCAACTCGCTTGGCAAGCGAGGGTTTACGAATAAACACCTCGTTTGCTTTAAAGTATTCTAAAAATGCTCTTGCTAACTGATCGTGCAGGTCGTTATCATCATCTATCATTTAGTTACACAACACTGCTAATTTCAAGATCGTTACTAAAGGTTGTAAAGCCGTTTTCTTTAATCACCTTTAATAAGTGGTTAACTCTACCAATTAGCTCATCTTTGTGAGATATTAAAAATATATTCTTATTTCTTTCTCTTCCCATCTTCTTTAGGATAGCAAGAGAATTTTCAACTCCGGCTGTGTCCATTCCGCTGTCAATAAGTTCGTCTATGAACAGTAAATTAACACCTTGGTACAACGATTCCCATACATCGCGGAATGCAAAGCTCAATCCTAGGATCAATCTGTTGCGTTCTCCTCTTGACAAGTTGTCAAAGTCCAAATCTTGGCCTAGTTGTGTGATTTCTACAGATAAATCATTTTGAAATTGTACCTGATGTGGTAATCCTAGCTTGTCAAGGTATGAAGTTAGCCTGCTGTTGAGGTAAGCAAGGTTTTGATCAATGATCTTCTTGCGAATAAAACTGTCCTTGTTGGTTAACAGCTTGAGAAGGAACTCTTGGTGCTCTTTTAGCAATGTAAGTGTGTTTACTTCATCCCAACTCACATCTTGCAATGCAGTTTCGGTTAAATCGTCAATTTGCTGCTGGTAAGGGTCTTCGTCATCGAGTTTGGTTTGCAGAGCATTGGTTAGTGAGTCGACATTATTTCGATGCTCATAGGCTTCTTTGGCATTTTCATAATAAGTCTTTGGTCTGCCGTTGATATCGCCAATGTTTTCAAGTGCTGTTAGTACTGTACCGAGTTTACGAGCAACTTCGCTCTGGTATGTAGTAGCATCCTCTAGTTCTTTGTTCCGTTTAGCTGTAATCTCTGCTTTTTTGTCTGCATGAAGTTCTTGTCCGCATGTGTAACACGTTGCATTGTCTAACCCGGATATATCATTAACAAGTGTACTCACACCTTTGTCAGCCCGTAACATAGCAGAGTCCAGTGTTGACTTTTCCTTGTTGAGTGCTGTTATTTCGTTGTTGTGCTTGGTCCAGTTGGCAAGCAAATCGTGAGCTTCTAGCTCTTTGTCAATGTCTAGACGCTCGAGTTCTGTAATTGCTGACTGAAACTTTACAATATCCTGCTTTGTCTTGGTGTTCCATGCATTCCGTCGAGTCTTTAGTGTGTTAATACTCTGGCCAATCTTCTCATTGCTTGTTTGAATGGAACTGATCTTAAGAGTTTCTTCGGTAATAGACTCTTTTGTTCGCTTTACCTTCTCTTTGAGTACTTCGGCCTTCTCGGAAAGCAAGGTAATACCTAATAGCTGTTCGATGATCTCTCTTTGATCATTGGTTCTCATACTAAGGAACGGTTCGGAGTAGGTGTTTAGAGCTACAATATGCTTGAACATGTTGTGGGTCATTCCTAGTAATGTACCAATTGCCTTTTGTGTTTCTCTGCTGTCGCCTTGACTTTCGTCGGTAGTAGCGTCAACTTGTTCAATATCGTTTACATAAAATTTGAGTACATTAGGAGATCTTCCACGCTCGATGCGATAAGTTAGTCCTCCCTTTTCAAAGTTTAGTGTAACCAACATACCTTTGCGGTTGGTCTTGTTGATCAAGTTGTTCCGTTTGATGTTAGTAAGCGCTTGTCCGTAAAGCGCATACGACAATGCGTTGATGATAGTGGTATTATGCGAAAGTATGTTGTTTGAATAAAATCTGTGATCATTGCTATCTACTGTTACGTCAAACATATTCTCGCAAAGGTCGGTTTTGATAAGTTTTACAACTAGATCAGGACCGTGCTTTGTTATTATTTTTGTTTTGTTTTTGATAATATCTTTAACAAAAATTTCATCGAAGCTTTGGTCGAACACAATATGAGTATCAGCACATTCTAGAATTAATCCAGAATCAGTCTCTAGTTTCCACACTGTATATGGAACAGTTTTGTGAATAGTAGTTACAGGATGCCACCCGCTATCTGTTTCAATTTCCAAGTTGGATAGATCCAGGCTATCAATAAACTTTCTTTCTATTGTGTTAGAAATTGTATGCATTTCTCTAATACTTCCTCTTTATTTCTTTTAAAATCACTTTCCCAGACAACTAAAACTTCGTATCCTTGATCTTCGGCAAATTTAATTTTTTGTTCGTCTAACTTCCATTTTTCAGAAGCTATCAGTTTAGTTCTAGGATTTATATAATCTGCAGAATATTTTTTAGGATTACAGTGCCAAAAGTCTCCGTTGTATTCAATAATTTTATTTTTGCAAGCAATATCGTAAACATATTGTTTTTTATTGTTAACTGATAAGGTAAATTGCGGTATAATTATTAAGTCTTTATATGTTTTCTCTACTTCATTAATAATTTTTTTTTCAGCAGCCGAAACGGTTATTCCTTTTGTAAGTTTTAATCGATTAATTCTTGCTTTCTCTTTATCTGACTTTGAATTTAATGTCTCTTGCCAACGGTCTTGTCGATCTTGCCAAATTTTTAATCCTCTTTCTTTTCCATATTTTTCGATACATATATCTTTAGAAAAATATTTTTGACCTTTGGCTACTAATTTTTTAGATTCTTCTTTGTTATAACCTCTTGTAGTATAATATTCAATACATCGTTTTGATGTAACACGTCTTACATCCGAATCTGCAGATTTTTTTGCTCCTTTTTTGTTATTAGAAGATTTTGTTTCTTTTGCTAGCCTGGATGCGTCTTCGACGTTATATCCTTTATTAATCCAATATTCTTTTCTAATAGGTCGACGACTGTTACGTTCAAAATCTGCTTCTTCGACTGTATAAAGCTTGTTAGTAGACAGGTTAATTTTTTCTAACCAAAATTCTCTGCTATATACACTTTTATAATTTTTTTGTTTGTTTTCTTTTGAATTAACATAAGCTTCGTTGTCTGTCCAGCCTCTGAGGGTCCAATACTTTTTTGTATGTCTTGAATCTTTTGTAACAATACCTAATCTATTTCTAATATAGGTTTCGATATTTTTTTTATTATTTTTTATATCTAAAGCTAACACTTCATCAAGCATCTTATTATAAGTATTTGTTTCTATATTTTTAATTACATTATTTAATATATCAATGCAATTATTTTTTAGACTGTTGTTCCATCGCGGCATTGTATAGCTCTCCTATTGTTGTTTTGTAAATTTCACCTGTAACAGTGTTTCTTACCTTTACAATAGTATTTATACAAAGGCATTTGCCAGTACCGTTTCGTGAACCATTGTCGTCACCACCTTGATCAAGGTTCTCACCAAGCACTAGTGTTAACTGTTCTTTATCAAAATCCACAGCTTGCGTTACATTCCCCACTGACATAAAGTTCTTTGCGGTTAAGTCTTTAATTTTTATCATAAGTCGTTATAAATATCCAAAAGAACCTTTTTATCAAAGGCTTCACTATCGATTGCAAGTATTTCGTTACTAACAATTTGATCAACACTCTCGAACTGTTCGATATCAAGTCCGGTATTAATTTCTTCGAGTTGTTTCTGCGGTATTAATGTAATTTCTCGACATTTGTACTCTTCCATGAATGTTTCTTTAATGAAAGATGCTTCCTCAAAGCTGATTGGTATGTCGAGTACTACCCTAAGGTACATCTTATTTTTGATCAATTCATCTTTCTCATCGATCAGCCTACTAAGAGTAACTGTGCGATACTTAGGACATTGTTCCCAATTGATATACTGTGGTTCGGCATTGTTTTCAGTGTCCAGTATCATCATTCCTCTGTCATCGTCCCATGCATCAGCATAGTTGTGAGGAAACGCATTGCCCATGTAGTGAACTTTGCCTTGTTTCTGACGTTTGTGGAAGTGGCCGCTGAACACATACTCTTGATGTTTGAAATGTTCAGCTTTTAGCTCACCGTGATCGGGCATTTGCACCATTGCGTTCATGTAGAACGATGGCAATTCGAAGTGTCCAAACAAATACTTTGATTTAATCTTGGAAATACCTTTCCATTCGTCGCCCACTAGCCACGGAACCAGTGCAACGTCACCATCGATGAAAGTTTCGTTAACAACTGTAATTCCCGGAACATGTTTTGCAAACTCTGTGGACTTAACATCTCTTTTGTCTTTGTAATAGAGATCATGGTTGCCTGCAAACATATAAAATTTGTCAAACGCTGCACCTAGTTTCTCCAAACACCGCAATCCACTGTCCATTGTGGTTAAATTTAGTGCATTTCTATTATGATTCCAGTCGCCGCAGAAGATTCCAGTTTCGCAGCCATTTGCTTTTGCAGTAGCAATGTACCAGTCGACAAATTCTTCACAATCGTTGTTGTGTACCTTGGAATTACCTTTCATTCCAAGATGAAGGTCAGTAAAGACCGCTGCTTTTTTAAACAAATTTATACTCCGTAATTTATTATAGTATAAAGCAATAAAGTCATTAAGTCAACTATTTCTTTTTATGAGAGTCTTCAAATCTTTGAAGCCCCAGCTCGTATTCGCCTTCGGCTTGCCGAGTAAACGACGGAGTTAGGTTATTCATTTCAAGAATGTTGTCTCTTACTTGCCGATTTCGCTGTTCGATGTTAATAACTCTAACAAATGAGTTGGTAACAGCAGCAGTGTAGTAAGCAAATGGGTTTTGACTCTTTGATTCGTCAAATTGCAACCCGATCTGAGCCAACTGCAAAATAGCCTGTCCTTTCATTTCGTCATTGTAAGTGTAACCTCTTACATTGCCCCTGGTTGCATATCGTTCGCACAACTTCAACCACATCATTGCAAGTGTGTTGGTAGCTCTTCCGTGTTCTTTGGAAAAATGTCCGTTTTCCATACCGCCCTGCCAATGACTCTTGCCTACTAGAATTAATTCATCATTTTCGTTGTACTTGTAATGGTGAAACGGAGGAAAGTTTAACTTGGTCTTGGTATCAGCAACAGTCTTGGGGTTTTTCTTACGACCGGGCTCTTCTGGTATATGGTCAAATGTCATAACTCTAAAAATCAGATCGTGTTTTTCTATTTTTCTATAGTCGTGTTCACAATCAGCTTGCTTTACCTTTTCGCCGGCTTTCTTTCGACAATCATATTCTTCCGAGCTAAGTTTCTTTGCTTTGTTGCGTTTAGCTTCGGCTACTGTCCTGATATTAATTTCATTAGTACTCAGTAAAATAATGTCGTGATTAGCGTATTCGGGCGCAACAAAGCTAGAATACGTGCTTTTCGACTTGTGAATTTCTTTCAGCATGTCTTTATTATTGAGATAGTTTACTCTTTTCATAGTTTCTCCAAACTTAGTATTATAATAATACACATAGTTAATTTTGTCAACTAAATACTGTAGGAGAAACAAATAATGGCAACATCAGGAATCAACAATTTTTTACAAACAGTGCAAGGTACTGCAAGTGATGCATCAAGGATACTCGGCGCCGGAGTAGGGGTAACAAATGCACTTGGTAATTTTGGAAGCGCCCTGGGTATTTCTCGCATGGCTAGACTAGGTGGTCTCCCTGCTGGCGCCGAAGAAACCTATGAAGATTATACTCCGGTTAGCTGGAGTGCAGGGTCAGAATCAGGAGGAAGTGACTGGAGAGTAAGATTGCATCTTCCTACCAACATACCGTCCTTTATGAATTCCCCGATATTACAACCATTATATGATTCAAACAACAGTATGGTGTTCCCGACTACTCCTCAAATATTAGTTACTCATGCTGCAAATTACAATAACCTGCAACCCACGCATACTAACTATGCTTATCCTGTTTATCAAAGCAGTACAGTCGAAGACATTACTATCACTGCAGAATTTCCAGTTGAAAACGAAACAGACGGAAGATATTGGATATCCGCAGTACACTTTATGAGAAGTGCAACAAAAATGTTTTACGGCAACAGCAGCCATCTAGGCGCACCGCCACCATTGGTTCATTTAAGTGGATACGGAGACTTTGTTTTTAACAAGATGCCGTGTGTGGTTAAGTTGTTTACCCTTGACTTGCCGGATAGCGTTGATTATCTTCAAGTTCCTGTATCAAACAGTTTAGATTTAAGTCAAACTCCGGAATTGTCAAGAACTTCTGTACCTGGCGGATACAGTCATGTTCCAACATTAAGTCGTTTGAACATCACAGTATCGCCTGCATACAGCAGAGACACTGTGAGAAAATTCAGCCTAGATACTTATGTACAGGGTGGATACATTGGCGGCGGACAAGGAATTATATAATGGCAAGATACAATAAATCAAGTCCTTACGGATTAACAAAAACAAACAGCGGAGGATATCTAGACTTTTGGCAAAAGCGATCAATACCATCTGATCCAAGTGACATACTGTACGAAATTACACCACAATACACATATAGGCCAGATTTGTTAGCATTTGACTTGTATGACACACCAAAATTGTGGTGGGTGTTTACGGAAAGAAACATTGAAGTTTTAAAAGATCCATTATTTGATTTTATTCCAGGGACACAAATATTTTTACCAAAGAAATCAACATTATCATCATTGTTAGGAGTTTAATACATGGCATTACTGGCCAATCCACTGCACAAATACGTATCGTATAACTATATTTGGACTATGAGTGCAATGTATCCCGGCGAAGTTAATCGTCCAGAAGAATATATAGGCACACAGGGAAAGCTACAAATTATTAGCTCAGGTGGCATCGGAAATAAAAAAACTACAACCACACAAATGGAAGAAGACATTGATTCAAATGTCGAATTCTTTATTGATGATGTAATACTGGATAATA